GCTGTGTACTAAACCCATTCAAACCTGCACGTATTCCTTACTATGCAGTACCATATGAGCATAACCCATACAGCTTCTTTGGTGTAGGTATTGCTGAGAATATGGATGATACACAAACATTAATGAATGGCTTCATGCGTATGGCTGTTGACAATGCTGTATTATCTGGTAACCTACTAATTGAGATAGATGAAACAAACCTCGTACCAGGACAAGACTTATCCGTGTATCCAGGCAAGGTGTTCCGTAGACAAGGCGGCGCACCAGGACAGGCCATCTTTGGTACTAAGTTCCCCAATGTGGCTGGGGAGAACATGCAATTATTTGACAAGGCTCGTGTCCTCGCTGATGAAAGCACAGGATTCCCAAGCTTCGCACATGGACAGACAGGCGTATCGGGAGTGGGACGTACCGCTTCTGGCATTAGTATGCTTATGTCTGCAGCTAATGGCAGTATTAGAACTGTTGTTAAGAACGTAGATGACTATTTGCTAGCACCTATTGGACGTGCATTCTTTGCGTTCAACATGCAGTTTGACTTTGATGAAACTATTCGTGGTGACTTAGAAGTTAAGGCTAACGGTACTGAAAGCTTGATGGCTAATGAGGTACGCTCCCAGCGCTTGATGCAGTTCCTACAGGTAGCGTCTAACCCAATGCTGGCACCGTTTGCTAAGATGGACTACATTGTACGTGAGATCGCTAAGAGTATGGACCTAGACCCTGACAAGGTGACTAACTCTATGGCTGATGCAGCTATCCAAGCTGAAATCATGAAAGGCTTCCAACAGCCTATGCCACAGCCACCACAAGGTGCAATGCCTCCTGAAGCAGGTGGCCCAGCGCCAGCAGGTGCTGATGCACAAGATCAGACAGGCGCAGGTGGCGGTACTATTGGTACTGGCGTAGCTCCTGCACCAGGTGAGCAAGGATTCAGTGGTAATGTCGCTTAAAGCTTTTGTTAACAATAAAGGTGAATGGGATGCGTTCTGTGAAGAGCTAGATGAAAGCATTGCAGAATTACACAAACGGCTAGAGCAATCAGAACACGTAGTAGAGATACACCAAACGCAAGGTGGTATTCGTGCGTTACGTAGACTAAAATATTTGAGGGATAAAGTTAATGGCGTTAAATGAAGAAACAGAAGCAGTATTCAAATCTAGCCGTGCTGAAGTAGACCCAGTATCAGGTAATGACGTTCCACCAGGTTCTCTCCCTGAAGAAGTACGTGATGACATCCCAGCGCAACTAAGTGAAGGTGAGTACGTTGTACCCGCTGATGTTCTTCGTTTTTATGGTATGAAGTTCTTTGAAGACCTACGTAAGCAAGCTAAGATTGAATTAGCACAGATGGATAGAGATGGACGTATAGGTGGTGAACCTATTGCTGTCATGGAAATATCTGAACTATCCCCTGAAGAAATGGAAGAGTTAGATGCTATTGGTGCAGCAGTTGGTGGTTATATTACACAACAACCTACACAGTCTACACAATCTGATCCATATCAACAACAGCAAATGATGTATCGCCAAGGCGCACCTGTAGCTGTAGGTAATGCAGGTTATAATCAAGGTGGTTTAGAGGACGGTGAGCAAGACTTTTCTCAACCTACTTACACAACGCCTGATCTACTATCTCAGTTTGGTGCAGGATTTAGCTTTACACAGCCTAGTCAAGCGACACCTACAGAATTTACTACAGTTACGCTTTATGGTCCAACTGGAGATATTATAACTCTTACACTGCCTACACAAAAAGATTTGTATGATCAGAAAATAAAAGAAGGTTATACAACGGAGCAGGTAGCTCTATCTACAGAAACTGCAGTGGGTAAAGACGATAGAGAAGAATCACGTAGAACGGAAACACCAGAGTTTAACGTAAATGAAATAGCTAAAGAAGACCTACAGAAAACGGCTAAAGGTCTAAGCACTATGAATAAAATTGCTACAGCAATAGCTACATCTGCAGGGCTTCCTGTTGCAGCTTTTGTTAATGCAAAAGTAGTAGCTCAATATAATGATATTATTGATCGTATGAACGATGAAGGTATTGAGCATGACTTAGAGAAGCAAGGCAGTATCTTCGGCGGTGAGTCTAGTTTGTATGAAAACCTAGCTGATTCAGATGGTTCAGGTGGTGCTTCCTTTGGTGACACATGGTTAGGTGACTTCTTAGGCTTTGACGGTGAAGCAGGTATTGCAGAAGGTAACCCAGGATTACGTGACTCTATTGACGGCGCTCGTCGTACAGGCGGTGATGACGATGGTAGTCCTTCAGCACCTAAACCAACACCTAAACCAGAACCAAAAGAAGAAAACAATAATAACGAACAATCAGGTTCCTCTATACAAGCGGCAGCAGAAAGTTATTCAGACTTAGCTGAAGCAGAAGATAAAGATTACGGTCTTATCTAACAATCCACATAACTATAAGGCTACCCAGTCACTCTTGACTGGCCCCAACATAAGGAGTAAACAATGGCTGAAGTACAACAAGTAGAGGTAAACTCTGCATCACACATGCGTAACCAAGCACGAGTTAAACGTGATGAAGAAGAACTACGTGAGTTGATGAAGCAAGCTGGTTTAGCAAAAGAAGATGAAACGCAGGAAGAAGCCACCGATAGTGAACCCGATAGCGAAAGCTCTGAGGACACCTCAGTTCAGGCAGAAAGTGTTTCTAAACAAGAAGAGAAAGAGCCAGTTAAAGCCGAAGCACAAGAAGAAGATGATCCCTATTTAAGCGCTGAAGAGAAAACCTTCAAGCAACGCTATGGTGATCTTCGTCGGCATATGCAAGAGAAAGACAAGGAAGTAGCATCTAAGCTAGAAAAGCTAGAGCAACAACTAGAAGCTGCTACTAAGAATGAGCTTGTACTACCTAAGTCAAACGAAGAGATTGAAGCTTGGGCTAAGAAGTATCCAGATGTAGCAGGTATCGTTGAAGCTATCGCATCTAAGAAAGCTAAAGAGCAAGCTGCATCACTGGACACACGTTTAAAAGAGATTGAAGAGCTACGTGTTACAGCTAAGCGTGAGAAAGCTGAAGCTGAACTGGCTGCTATCCACCCTGACTTTGGTGAGATACGTGCAGATGATACATTCCATGAATGGGCTAAAGATCAGCCTAAGTGGGTACAAGATGCTCTGTACGAGAATGTAGAAGACGCTAAGTCTGTAGCTCGTGTGATTGACTTGTATAAAGTTGACAAAGGTATTACAGGTAAGTCTAAGAAAAGTTCAAGTGATAAGGGTGCTGCTTCGTCTGTTATGACTAAACGCACTACTACACCTAATGATACTGAAGAGTCTAAGTACTTGCGTGAATCGCAGGTAGCTAAGATGTCTATTAAAGAATACGAGAAGCGCATGGAAGAGATCATGGAAGCTCAGCGCTCTGGTAAGTTTATTTATGATGTTTCAAAGAAATAGCTTGACAAAGCTTAAGTCATAAGTAAAACTATAGCATATACACCTAAAATGAGTGTGTATGCTTTTAAGCACTAGCCACGACAAAGAACTACCTCAGAGTATAGGCCCAGCGCATATAGGGCGGCCACCCTTAATGTATAGCTGACCACCCTACTACAAAGAGCCTCTTTAGTGGATATGTAGTGTAACTTTCACGCCATATCTATAAGGAGAAATTAACTATGGCTATTACATCCGCATCGGGTGGTTTTGACGGGAACTTCTCCCCAATCATCTACTCAAAACAAGCACAGATCGCTCTACGCAAAGCGGCTGTGACTAACGCAATTACAAACAACTCTTACTTCGGTGAGATCGCCAACCAAGGTGATGTTGTTCGTATTCAAAAAGAACCAGACGTAACTGTTAACGCTCTTGAGCGTCACACAGCTATTTCTGTTGAGAAGCTAAACGATGAAGACTTCTCATTGACTATCGACAAAGCAAACTACTTCGCATTCAAAATGGATGACATCGAAGACCAGTTCGCAAACGTTGACTACGTATCACTAGCGGCTGATCGTGCAGCATATAAAATGGCTGACTCAATGGACGCAGACGTGATGCAGTACTTGTCAGGTCACACATCAGCAGGTGAGTATTCAACTGCAACATCTGGTGATGCACAGCATGACACAGCAGGTAACCTAACAGGCGAGTTCCTAACAGCGAACCACCTAGACGCAACTGACTTCGGTAACTTGACTATTGCTGCTACAGCAACAGCAGGTGACTCAGTTCCTCTAGCACCACGCCTACCAGGTGCAACTGCATTGTCAGCAACAACTGTATCTCCTCTAACAGTCGTAGCTCGTATGGCTCGTAAGATGGACACAGAGAACGTTGACGCACGTGGACGCTGGATCGTTGTAGACCCAGTATTCATGGAAATGCTGAAAGACGAAGACTCACGTGTACTTAACGCTGACTTCGGTGGCTCTGGCCTAATGAATGGCTTGGTATTGAACAACCTACACGGCTTCCGTGTTTACGTTTCAAACAACCTACCAGCAAAAGGTACAGGCGCAGGTACTTCAGGTACAACAGCACAAAACGACAACTACGGTGTTATCGTTGCAGGTCAGGAAGATGCAGTAGCATCAGCGGAGCAAATCAACAAAGTTGAGAACTACCGTGACCCTGATTCATTCGCAGACATCGTACGTGGTATGCACCTATATGGACGTAAAATCCTACGCCCAGAAGCGCTTATCACAGCACGTTACAACGCTGCTTAGTATTACATAGCTTGTTGGGCTGGTCTTGTCAAGAGGCTGGCCCTTCAACACATTTAATAGTAGGATAACTCTATGGCTACTTTTGTCGCACTAACAAATGAACTACTACGTAGACTTAACGAAGTTACACTAGATACTGCTGGTGATGGCTTTGATACAGTACGTAATGTTCAAGCTTTAGCTAAAGATGCAATTAACAGTAGCATTAGACTTATTCTGCAGGACGGTCAGGAATGGCCTTTCCTTAAAACTACTTATACACAAACGCTTACAGTAGGCACACGACAGTACAGCTTCCCTTCAGACTACTCTAGTGTTGACTGGGATACGTTCTACCTTAAGAAGCTTAGCTCAGAGGGTAACAGCCCAATGAACTTGAAGCCTATGTCTTTTGAGGAGTACACACAGAATGTACGTGCATCAGATGATAGCGGTGATCAAGTTAACGGTGATGGACCACCCATTCGTGTATATCAAACACTAGGTGAGTCTTTCGGTGTTACACCTATCCCTAACGCAGCATATGAAGTAGAATACGTATATTGGTCTTACCCTTCAGACATGACATTGTATGATGACGTAGCAGTTATACCTGATCGTTTTAAGCACGTAGTTATTGATGGTGCTATGATGTTTATGATGCGCTTCCGTAGTAATGAACAGAGTGCAGCTATGCATCAGAAT